ATCCCTGCTCTTTTAATCCCTTAAGGCAAGCAAGTATCCCGTATGTCAGTAGACACTGCTCACCTTTCATCCTCTCAATTTCTTCATCTTGTTTATTTTGTTTTAAATACCAGCGGTACGCGCTAAATGCAGCTCCAACGATTGCCGTTGTCGCTCCGAGCAATGCCCCGGCTGTGATAATCGTGTTTGCGTCTATATACACAGCTATCTTCCTCACTTCACTACAATTATTCCCCTGTACTTCTCGTTTGTACATTTCCTTGTATTCTCCTTTGCAACTGTTGTTGTGTTCTTATGACCGTCAGAAAACCGCCAGATTTTTCCCGTTCGCTTATCCATAAGCAAGACAACTGTGTGGATGGGGCTCCCTTCCTCGAACACGACCATATACCCACGCTTTAACTTTGCTTCCAACTGAGCGTTCGTCAATGATTTGTGATAGACTGCAGGTTTTCCAGGGCAGATCTGGTTGATTCCCTTCGCAATTTCCGTGAGCGGATACTTTGCGCCACACTTCAATTTCTTCTTTACATAAGCAAGACACTGTTGCATATTTTTCTTGATACCCTTGTAGCGCAAAGCCATGTAAAACGCTACGAGACTGCATCCGTGTGTGCGGATGAACGAAGATTTGAAATTGTACTGTGACGGTACTGGGATAGTACGACCGTTGTCTAAGATAATTCGCCACGGGAATTTCTTTTTGCTCTTCTTGTTTTTGTTTGCTACTATTCTCATTCAGTCACTAGTCCCCCAAATCCGCTATCAATTAAAATCTCTTTCACTTTTTCTTTTAATAGTCTTGGTACGTCCTTGTACTCTTTTTTCCCCAACATAATCTGCTGCGCCCACAACATTGCCATCATCTCTTTACCTCCGTTTTATGTTATAATATATAAAATTGTTAATAGTTTAAGCATTATTGATATACCAGCTCGCTCATTTCAAGCAAACATTCTCTTAACAGTTCATTTTCTTGCTTTAGAGTGTCAATTTCTTCCGGAATTGACTTTGGTTTTTCTGGTTCATAGTCCAAGTATTTCATCGGGTTTTCTTTTACCATTTCTTCTGTCACTGTCGCTGCATTTTCCCGAAACTCGTTCACATCGTATTCGTATTGTGTATACGCTTCTTCGCCAGTTCCTTGTGTTACCTCTTTCTCGGAACTGAGGTCATAAATGAATACGTCTGCATTTCCGTCTGGTAACGGAAAATAATCATATTCTTCCGTGATCTTGTCCATAAAGTATCCTTTACTTCTCATTTTTTATCACTCCTTTCGCTCTGTTGATTGTTCTGACCACATTGTATTTTTTCTTAATTTTTGTGGAATTTGAATTTACGATCATTCCATTGTAGGATATAAGTTTTCTCGCTACTTCTTCGGCCATGTTCTTGTTTGGGTTTTTGTACCTGATCAGCAATCTTCTAATCCGCTTCCAATTTCTCTTTCTGATCGTTGTGCACGATCGTGAGATTTTATAACCCATCATGTCTACTCTTTCGTCGCCCCTGTGATAGTTGTTATCGCTCTTGAATCTGATTCCTAAATCATTTTTAAGATAATCATGCAACATCTTTCTTGCTTTTCTTAGATTCTTCAGGTTGGGCGAGAATAGGATTATATCGTCCATGTAGAACAACTTCTTAGATACATAATTGATCCGCTTTCCTCTTCGGTACGTGTAGCAGTTATTTTCTATGTAATGCCAGGCGTATGACAGGTAATAGTTCGCTAAACACTGACACAAGTATGATCCGATGCATAATCCTTCATCGTAGGTATCAATCAAATGATAAATAACTCTTATAATCGCATCATTTTTAATGTCTCTTCTTAGTAATTTCTTTAGTTTGTCATGTGGAATGCTTGGATAATAATGATAGATGTCCTCTTTACAGTAATATTTCGTTGCAAATGAGTCTTTTCTTATCCATCGCTCTATTGTCCTCTTTCCGTAGATCTGCCCTCTGCCTTTAATGCTGGCACATTGATACGCCCCGATCTTAGCATTTAGCATCGGTTTGATTGCATCAACTATTATGTAGTCGTAGACTTGTTGCTTAATACTTGCAATGCCGATTCTCCTTGTTTTACCACTTGCTCGATCGACTCTTTCTTGATAATTAATCTTTCTAAGTTTTATCTGATCTGTCTCGATTTCTTTCAGTAAATCTCTTGCGATTATCGGAAACAAATGTTTCTTGATCTGTTCTCTCGAATCTTGATCGGACAGTATATAATCATGTATGTTTTCTGCTACATCACAGATATTGTTACTTGTTAACTTATGCTTGATCGCATATTTTGCGAGAAAATAAGCCGCATCTTTCCTTCTCCACCTCTTCTTCATACATTTGCATAGGCGCATTTCTATGTACTTATGTGTAAATTTAAAATTTTTACAATACCGTTTCATTTACATCCTTTCGTTGTGTTATACAGACGTTCGTTTTCATTACTAGCCTGCCGGTTTTATACACTATTTTTAGACAGCAACTTTGGTTGTGCCTAAGGAGCTTTCGCTGTCCTGCCAAGGTACGAAATACGTGTCAAAAGTTATTTTTTAGATGTATATTTTTTTCGAATTGCGACCGCCGATGTTCCACCTGCAGTTCCCGAGCCTGTTGTTCAGATTCAGGCAGAACAGCCCGCAGGTATCCCAGTTCCTGAGATTGCCGAACGACTGAAGCGGTGCTGACACGCAAACCCTAGTTAATGAGGGGAGGAATCCCCTCTTCCTTACAGAATTCACCCCTCTTGTAAAACCGCGTTGACAGAAAGGCGACCGCCGATGCTCCACCCGCAGCCCCCGAGCCCGCTGTTCAGATCCAGGCAGAACAGCCCGCAGGCATCCCAGTTCCAGAGATTGCCGAACGACCGAAGCTCTCTCGCTTCTCCATCATTTCCAGATGATATAAAGATAGCGTCTCCACATCCTTTGGAGTTTCCGCTTCCGCTTTCCCCGCAAGACGTTGCGCAAAAATATCCGCTAGCGAACGTGAGGCGTGTTATATAATTCCATCCATTTTTGTTTGTTGGGATGATGCTGGATATTTTT